AGATAATGCTATTCCGCCAGAACCTGTAATTGTGATTGTTTTAGTTGCACCTGAACCAGTAGCTGTAACATTTGATCCAACAAAGTTTAAGGTTGTAGCTGCTGTTGATAATGAGCTACCTTCCTCTTGAACTGTAAGAGAGCTTCCACCATTTGCATCTACATATGCTTTTACTGATTGTTGAGAAGGTGCTCTAGTAGCACTATTAGTCGAAAAATTATCTTCATCGATAATATTATTGGCAATTCTTGCATCAGCTAGAGTATTAGCAGTAGCTGAGTCAATGAAATCTGTACCAAATTTTGGTACTGCAATTAAAGATATAGCTCGAGCTGAATCTAACGCATTAGCATCTATAAGTTTTAATGCTTCAGCCGAATCTATAAAGTCACTACCTAATTTAGGAACAGAAGTTGTATCTATGAGCTGATACCAAGCTCCAGCATGAGAGAAATACGCATATCCAGTTGCATGTACATGAGCAAACATACCATGATATGTACTCGCATTTGGTAAATCATTAATATTAGCATAGACATTGGCGTATAAAATCTTGTTGGTACCCATATCAAGGTCTGAACCTTGAATAAGTGCTCGGCCTCTCGCTGAATCCAACGCATTTGCGTCAATAAGTGCAAGGGTTGCAGCTGAATCTGTACCAGCAGTTACACGAGCTTGAACATATGCAGAATCTACTAATGTTTGAACATTGCTGTTTCCATAATTTGTTTGTCTTGCCTGCACATAACTTGCATTTATCAAACTTGTCGCTCTTGCTGAGTCTAATGCGTTAGCATCAATGAGTTTAAGAGTTTCTGCTGAGTCAACAAAGTCAGTACCTAGTTTAGGATCTACTGCTTGAGCTTGAGCCAAAGTTGCTTTAGTTGCTATTGAATTCGTGATAGTCGTACTAAAGTTAGCATCATCACCTATGGCTGCAGCTAATTCGTTTAATGTATCTAATGCACCTGGGGCAGAAGCAACTAATCCACTTACTTCTGTATCGACATAGGCTTTTACTGATTGTTGTGATGGAGGACGGCTTGAGCTATTAGACGCCATATTATCTTCATCGATAAGTTCACCTACATAAGCGTCAACAAAAGCCTTAACCGATTGTTGTGATGGCGCTCTTGAATTACTATTGCTTGCAAAGTTATCTTCGTCAATAAGGTTATTAGCAATCCTAGCATCAGCCAAAGTGATTGCAGCTGCTGAGTCGACGAAGTCAGTACCAAAAGCAGGAATTGTAGGTTTTCCAGTTAAGTTACCATATGCTCTATAGAAAGCTCCATTTTGACCGGCTAAAGTATCTGCATCTATGGTTAAATTATTGATAAAAGTTGCATTAACATCTGCAGTTATAATAGAACTTACTTTAGCAGAATCAACATTAGCATCAGATCTCGCATTAATATACGCAGAGTCAATTAAAGCTGTAGCTCTACCAGAATCCAAGGCATGAGCATCTATAAGAGCGATGGTTGCGGATGAATCTGTGCCAGCTGTTACTCTAGCTTGAATATAATCAGAGTCAATTAAACTTAGAGCTCTATCAGAGTCTAAAAGTTTTAAATCGTTTTCAGCGATAAGTTTGACTATATCGGAATCAAGAGCATTTGCGGCTTGAAGAGCTAGAACCTCTGCAAAGGTAGCTAATCGAGTACCACCTTGAGTTGATGCATCGTGAACGCGTAAAGTTTTATTCGTGACATCAAAGGTGATTTCACCAGCAGCACCTGTAAAGGAATTATTTTGAGCTGCGTTACCTCTTCTAAATTGTAATGTTGTTGGCATATCAGTCCTTTATACGTCGTTCTTTCTATTTATAATACTTTTTAGGCTCCAACGTGAGATTCGCCTGCACCATAGTCTAAACTTTGAAACACTCCATGTGGTTCCATACAATCATACATCGTTCTTAGGTCTGCACCAAATGCATCTCTATCTACACCGCCTAAAGATTTAGTGTTATCATCTTCTCTAGCGTTATTATTATTATCGCCTGCAGTATTTCTTAAGTCTCCAGTAGGGATAGTATCTGTGCTATTATTAACATTTTTAAGTTCACCTTGAGGTCCTTTAAGAAATAATCCCTTTCCAGGCTCTGACTTTATCGTAGCTTCTCCTAAAAATATAGAAGTTCCACTTAAAAATAAATCTTTCCATTTTTTATCGGCTGAACCTAAACTAAACTCTGAATCTCTGAAAGGTACTAGATCTTGTTGTAAATGAGATAAGTAAGAAGAATCAAATGATTGTCTTGCTTGTACATAACTTGCATCAATTAAACTAGTTGCTCTTGCTGAATCTAACGAATGAGTATTTATAAGTGATATAGTAGCTGCTGAATCAACAGTTCCTGATCCTCCACCTCCACCGCCTGCAGTTGGAGCGTGTATATCTATAAGACTTATTACATCTTTTTCGCCAAGACCACCTCCACCTATAGTAGATAGAGATTTGTTTACATTTTTTACAAACCTATCGTAATTACCTTGATACCTTTTGTCTATATCGGTGAGTAGTGGTTTAACTTCGTCTAGCGTTAAATCTTTACCAGCTGGCCCAGCATCACCAGCGGGTCCTGTTTCTCCTTGTGGTCCTTGTGGTCCTGTAAGACCGATTGGCCCTCGAGGACCTATTGATCCTGTATCTCCTTTTGGGCCTATTAATCCTCTTTCACCTTGAGGACCTTGTTCACCAATTAAACCCCTTTGTCCTTCAGGCCCAATTGGTCCTATAGGACCTTGTTCTCCAATAAACCCTTGTACACCTTGATCACCCTTTGGACCTTGTAGTCCTTGAAGTCCTTGTAATCCTTGAAGACCTTGCTCTCCTATAAGGCCTTGTTCTCCTTGTATACCTTTTTCGCCTTGTTCACCTTGAAGACCTTGTTCGCCTTGCGGTCCTTGTAAACCAACATCACCTTGTGGACCAGTAAGACCTGCATCTCCTCTTTGACCTTGAGGACCAACTACGCTTTCTCCAATTGGGCCTTGTGGGCCAAGATCTCCCTTAACACCTTTGTCACCTTTTTGACCGCGCAAACCAATAGGACCCTGCTTTCCAGGTTCACCTTTTTGGCCTTGTTTTCCGGGAGATTTTTTAAGACGATTGAGCTCTTCCTGTAACTCTTTTATGTGTAAGGCTAAGAGAGCTTCATTGATAATCTTTGACATAATGTACTACTTTTTCAATGATTTATTTATAGAATCTAATACTTCTAACTCCTTGAGTTTCACTTCGCTTTCTAATTCTTTTATTATTGTATCTTCTGATATTACTAAATCTGGTTCGATTTCGACTGCTTCTTGCGGCTCTTCATCATCGGTTGCTTGATCGATTCTTTCTTGATTCTTTTGAGCATCATCTTGCATCTTCTCGACATCTTCTTCGGTAAAGCCTAATACATTTTTCATAACAAAATCTTTTGAGAAGTAAGTACCAACATATTGTGATATTTGATCCAAAGTCTGTAATCTTTCTCTTAAAAGTTCTGCATCTTTAAGTTCTGCGAAATAATTATCCTTTGAATAGTCAATGATGATGTCATTTCTCATATCGTCCCAATCAGTCTCAACTATAACACCTTTAAGTTGTAGTTGAACTTTTAGAATATCTAAGAAAAACTTTGCGAAACGTGTTCGAAGTCTTGCTACAAACTTTTGAAACTTTAATTCATCTCTTGTTATTTCAGAAGTTCTACCTAAACTAAATTGTGATTCTTGTTCTAATCTATTAATAGGAACATTAAGAGCTTTATATAGTTTCTTTTGAAAGTATACGATATCGTCGATTTGACCTAGGTTATCTCCACCTGGTAATGTAGAGATCTCAGTACCTCGACCACCTTCACGTCTTGGTAGCCAAAAATCTTCTAACATACTCATATGTTTACGATCATCTCTTATCTCGCCTGTCTTTGCATCATAAACAAGTTTATTACGGTATCTTGCCATAATATCCTTCATATAACCTTCAGCTTTTCCTCTTGGTAAGTTACCAACATCAATGTAAAATATTCTTCTTTCTGGTGCTCTTGCTAATCTGTAAATAACAAGAGAGTCTTCCATCATTCTAAGTTGATTAAGAGGCTTTAGCGCTTTATGTAAGAAACCTAATACTTTCTTTCTTGTTTCGTCTAGTAAACCTGATGTGATATAACTTACAGAGTCTAAACTCATCTTTACACCAGATGTGTATTGACCTGGTTTTTCTTGATAGATGTAGTACTCATCAACCTTTTCTATTAGATTTGCACCTGTTCTAGGATCTTTTTTTCTTTTGACTTGTTTAACCTTACGCATCTTTGACCCATCGATGGGTCTTATCTCTACTATTCCAGCTTTAAGGTTTGTTTCATTCACAACAAGGTGATGATATAATCTTCCATCAATGTACCATCTTTTAAATATATCATGACCTAACTCGTTGAAATTAAGCATTGAAATAATATTATCGAATTCTTCTTGTATTTGTTTTTTGATTCCGTCACTAACTTTTAATTTATCAAGATTAAGTTGTACGGTTTGTTCTCCAGCCTCAGTAGCTGCAACAATTGATTCATTAACTATGTCTTCTATGGCTGCGTCACATTCTGGATGCATCGCAGTTCCTCTATACTTCATAATAAGTTGAGCATTATCTTTTGTGTCATCGCCGTCCATACTTACGTATTGACCATAATGTGAACCCGAAGCTGTTACATATCCAGCTCCGTCTTCATCCGTTTTAGGGACTATCGATGGTTTTTTCTTTGGATCCTCTTTTTCAACTCTTTTTAGTTCAAACCCAAATAGTGTAAAGCCTTTGTTATCTTCAGCCATTATAACTTTCCTTTAAATGAAGGGGACTAAATTGTCCCCTCCATAATAGTATTTATTTAAGCTACAACCGCAGTAGTTGAACTAACGCCATCTGTTGTATTAGATGTCCAGTATTGGTACTGCCAAGTTACACTAAACCTTTCGATCGTGTCAACGTCACCATAGCTGAGGTCAATAGCACTTACGTTTACTGGCCATGCATCTTTGAAGTTATATACTTTCTTTATGGTTTCGTCTCTATCGAATTGTTTAACTTGCAAATCAGTGAAGTACAATTCTGGGTTTTGAGTTCCTCCGATATCTGCATGATTCGCAATGGCGTTCATCCATGTTTCAAATGCATTTCGAAGTTTAAACTCTACATCGTTAATAATCGTAACTGTCCATTCTGCGAATGTTCTATCACCAGCAATCTTTAATTGTCGACCTCTGTAAGGAACTACGATAGTTCCTAACTCGGACGCTGGTAACTGAGCTGCTTCACAAAGGAATGATGAGAGGTCTGCATCTACATCAACACCTAAACCACCTCGAGGATTGTTTAAGTTAACTTGAAATAGATTGGCTCGAGCTCCACCGCCAGTTAGTCTAGCTTTAAATTGATCTATGCTACCTAATGCCATTTTTTACCTCCTAAACACCAGCTGTGCCAACAATTTCAGTAAAGTCAACACCAGTTCTAACAGCTACGAAGTTAAGCGTTACGTAGTTAATTGAACGTGCAGGCTTTATGAAGATGTTCGCGATAAATTCATTTCGATCAACGACCGCAGGAGTATTGACTGTTTCGTCTGCAATAATTCTGAAGTCTGTTATACCTCTTCGAGCTTTAACATCTCTAAGAACTGGTTCAATAACGTTTACAAATTCAGCTCGAGTAAACTCATCGTTGAATTCAAACATTACGTTCTTAGCAGCTTGAGAGATTGCTCTTTCAAGAACCAAGAACAGTCTTCTTACATTGATTCGATCGAATGCAGAAGGTCTATTGAACAGTGTCTTATCACCGAATAAGACTACACCAGATCCAGCTACATTTACAACTGGGTTTACACCAGCTTTGTATAGTGTATCTCTTCGTGTCTTATTTGGATTATAGTCAATAGCTGTTACGCCAAGAAGTTGACCACGTCTCGTTCCTGCAGGTGAGAACCAAGGAGCTGCAACCCTATCAGTTTCAGCCATAAGTCCAGCCACAGATGAGGCAGCAGGTATTTGAATAAATTGGTCATTAAATTTGTCGTATACTTTTATGTAGTTGCCGTCCATCACTAAGTAAGATGACTTAGTAAATGTAGCAGCAGTAGCTACAATATTTGTTGTCGCAGTAGCTTCATTTGTTACGTTAACAACGTCTGTTCTTGCAGGAGAAGATACAGCGATACAATCTTTTCTAGCTATAGCATTTGCAACTAGATCGTTTGTTACTGTAGTTTGATCTGCTCTAGATCCCATACCAGGTGCTATTAAGAAATCTACTTCAACTGCTTCTTCATCTTCGAAAAGATCGTGGCCAGATGCAATTTCAGATGCACCTAATGCAGCAGAGTTTGCTCCACTATCAAAGTCATAGTGAACAGGTGTAGTAAGACCAGATATGTATGTTTTTTGTGTACCTGGAGTCATAGCAGTACCTGCGTTAGCGATCGTATAATCAGAGTCAAAGTTTACCATATAGATATACTTTGATCTTTCGTTAACAACGTTCTTAACAAAGTTAGTGCTTCCATCAGCTAATACTGAATTAGTAGCAGCCGATACATAAGGATAAGCTTCTAACACTGTACCTTTAGTTCCAGTAAATTCGCCGTTATTATCAATAACAGCTACATGTAATTCCGTTCCTGTACCACCGGCGTTTGAATCTAATATTGAAGATCCTGGAGCTCCGTCAAAAGCTGATGCATAATCCCAAGCGGAAAAAGCGGTGCTATTAGCAGGACATAGAGAAACTCTTAGACCATTGCCTAAAGCTCCTGGAAATCTTCCTACAAATGTATGACCATCTGAATCTAACGATGTGTTAGCATCAAATATGTTTTTATTATTGATTGCTTGAACTGCATATCCAACTGCTCCCGGTCCTCGACCAGCGGTTTTATATGTTAGTGAGTGTGCGTTTTTAGCTGCAGACGTAGCTTGTCTTACAACTTGTAACGCATTTGAGTAACGCAAGAAATAAGATGCGTTATGAAAATCTATTGTAGATGTTGTGTCTGGTGTTGAGAACTGGTCTATCAAATCAGCTTCATTTGATATTAGTACTCGTTGGCCAACCGGACCCCATCTAAAGTTTCCAACGATTGCTCCTGTAGAAGTTTGAACGTTAGGGACTCCTCCCGTAGCGTCAATCTCTTTTACAACAACCGCAGGTGATTGTGATGGTGTAAATAGTGCCATGGCTTCCTCTCGGTTTGAATAATAAGTTTCATAATACGGTTGTTATCAAATATAGTTATATTTATATAAATCTAGATTTCAATATCGACGTCGTGGGTTTCATAATATGGCGTAGCCCATTCTGGTTTTTGAATTTCCTCATCAATAAATTGAGTTCCATCATCGATATGACCAAATGGGACAACGTCATCTTCTATCTGTTTCATCTTCTGCTCGAATATCATTTCTTTTAAGTTAATATCTGTCATATCATTAAACAATGGGCTAGTTACAAAATAACCGAACATCACAAGGTTCATCATCAAATCATCATGATTTCCGTCAGAAGCCTCGAAGGATACTCCTTTTGATACAAATGTTGATATTTCCATTATTGTAGTTTCATCAACGATACTTAACTTTTTATTTTCTATTAAATCTTTTATAGCTGAACAACCTAATCTTTTTGTTTTTCTATTGATTTCTACACCTATTTTATCAGCTTTAATTGCTGATTCTAAATGTATATTTTCATACTCTAAATCATAATATAAACCATTACAAACTATAGAACCTTGATCATTTGCTTCTACTATCACATAAGCGTTATTGTAGGAGTTCGCATACTTATAGATAATATTAGGGAAGAGGATAGGCGAGATAGTGTTGTTGCGATATACAGCAACCTGTTTGAACGGGCGAACGCTAATATCGACCAAAGTAAAAGTAGAGTAGTCCTGTCCTCTTCCTTTAGCGACATCTACTGTCATGATGTAGTCGTGTTTTGGGTCTGGCTTTTCATATATTAAAAGATCACCACCTTCAAAGGTGTCTGTAGGGTTGTCAGCTCTAAACTCCATCAATGTTTCTGCGCTTATCAATGTATCACCAGTTCCGAAGAACGTGTTACCAAATTCTTGGTTAAATTGTAATTGCGATGTATTAGCAATCGTTGATTCTTTCCATTTCTCATCTCGACCAGGTACGTCCCACCAATCCACTCTAAATGGTTTGAATTCATTAACACCTTGCACAGCACCTTGCCATATATTATAAAAAGTATTTCCTACACCATTTGCAGTAGACGTAACTATAATTTTGGTATCTTTACCAGAAGAAACAACTGGATATGTAGATGTATAAAACTCTGCAGCTCGTTCTACAAACGCGAACTCATCAAGATAAAGAAGGTTAACGGAAAGACCACGAATAGAACTACCAGAAGTAGCAGAGGCAATAATACGAGAATTGTTACTAAATTCAAGAGAACCTTTATTAAGGGCTTTACTACCAGGTTGTAGAAAGAAAGGAGTATTCTCCAACATAAGTGTGATTCTTGATAGCATTTCTCTTGCTGTTGCACCTTTGTTTGCCAAGACTGCAATTGTTTTGTCCGAATTAAAGAGGGCGAACCATAGTAAATAGGCACACGCTGAGATCGATTTACCAGATTGACGACACGCCAGTACAACATTAAATCTATTCTCCTTAAATTGACTAAACATTTCCCTTTGATAAGGGTATAACTTAAAAGGTACCAGACCCTGGTCTAAAGATATTATCTTACAATACTTTTCTGCAAAATAACCAGGATCACCCATACATCGAGAATATTCTTGTACAAGCTCAGATGTCCATTCTTGTACTACACCATCTCGTTTTACATTAGGATTTCCCAGATATGTTTGTATCTGGTGTGACATCAACGACCTCTGAATCTGTATTCTGTTTGTGTAAAAGCTTTTGAAGGTCTGCAGTAGATCCTAGAAAAATATTATTTTGCTGGTGTTCTACTTGTCTTAAAGGTTCTTCTAAATCTTTATTCTTTTTATTTAAATCCATCAACCTATCATTAACATCAGATAGGTTTTTAATCATATTAGAAAGGACTTCGAAAGCACGAGGATGTTCAGACTCACGAGCCACTTCCATCATGGTCTCGAGACTCATCTTTCCTTTTTCTAAGAGCTCGTAGTAAGTATCGCGAGAATATTCATAGTCACTCTTTACATTATTTTTATCTTTCATTTTACTTTTTACTTGATCTTACTCTATCAGCTAAATCCTTGTCAGCTTTACCCCATGTTCCGCTGCCTTTAGTGATAAATGAATTAACTCTTGCCATGGCCCATTGTTGTGGAGTAGTACCTTTCCTATGACCTGTTTTCCATGCAGCCATTCCTCTATTGTAAACAGATCGAAGTATACCTTGAGAAATGCCAGACTTTTCGGCTTTTGCTGCAAGACCTTTCTTTTCTTCTT